TTTCAGCGTCCTTGGAGAAGGAGAACGAAATGTTCTCGGATGCGAGAGCCTTGGCAAAGATGGAGAGAGAGGTGTTCATGTCGGAAGTATACCACAAGCCGGGGAGTGTGTGTAGAATTAGGTACGCAAAATCCACAATATTTTTTGGCGTCCCATAACGTCCTGTTCGGCTACTATCAGGGCGTCCAATAAAATCAGAAAGCCCAGACGGGCTTTCTGATAGTAGCTCACAGATGCTGCCTCTCCCCCCTTGCGGGGGGAGAGGCATGAACAGCATCAGACGGTGACAGGAGCAATCAGCGAGGTCAGGTTGTAGACCCCCTTGTCCGTCTTGCAGTCCTTCAGCACCCAAGTCGGGATGCCCTTCATGTTGATGGACTGCGCGATGTCAAGCAGGTTGAACTTGTTGAATGCAGCGATGTCAAGGCTGTTGGCCTCTGCGTACTGCTTGGCTGCGGAGATGAAACGATTGCGCTTGTTGAGGTATGGCATTTTCTTTTTCTTTCTTTCTTGGTTAGGCGTTCATAGCGTACTGGGTGTCGGTATCAGGGTTGGACAACTTATCCAACTGTGCTTTCAATTCTGCGATCTTCTTCTGCTCTGCGGTCAGAGCGTTGACGGGGTTGCTCACCGGGGCATCCTTCATCCCCTCCGGGACAGGGAGGATCGTGGGGTCGATCTTCGTGTAGAGGTTGAAGAACGCCTCCTTCGTGGACGCATCGAACCGCGTCAGCGTCAACTTGATGGCCTTCTCCTTGTCGCCAAAGATGGCGAACGCCTTGCACACTTCCTCCAAGCGGCGGGTGGTGATGATGTCATCCAGTCCGCCCTCCTTGAAGCCCATGCGGATCGTTTCCGCCCACTTCGTGAGGTACTGGGCGAACTCCTTGTCCTCCTTGCCGTATGCCTTCATCTTGCGGATGATGATACGCGCTTCGATGGTGCGATCCGCGTAGTCCTGCTCAAACCAGTAGGAGAAGCGGTCAAGGAACGCCTCGTTCATGCAGCGCGTACCCACGAACCGATCAGACTCGCCCTTGCCCTTGGTGTTGGCAGTCGCCACCACATTGAAGCCGGAAGCGGGCTTGATGAACATACCGATCTTCTTGATGTAGATGCCCTTGCCCTCAAGCACGGGCTGAAGGCACATCATGCGCTCCGTCCCAAGGTCGATCTCGTCAAGGAGGAGGATGGAGCCGCGCTGCATGGCCTGAACCACGCCACCGAACACGAACTTCGTTTCGCCGTTGACGAGGCGGAAGCCACCGATGAGGTCATCCTCGTCCGTTTCGGCGGTGATGTTGACGCGAATGCACTCGCGGCCCGTGGACGCGCAAATCTGCTCCACCATCGTGGTCTTGCCGTTGCCGGACATACCCGTGATGTAGATGGGAGCGAACTGCTTGGATGCGAGGATGGTGGAGATGTCATCGTGGTGACCCCACGGAACGAAAGTCTCGTTCTTGGCGGGGACGAGCGAAACATCGGAGGACGGCATGACGAGGTTGTAGGTGTTGCTGTTCATGTTGCTGATTGTATCACATTCGGGGGAGTGTGTGGAGAATTGATCTGAAGATTCGGAAAGATTTTCGTCGGAGGTATCGGACTCTGCGGGAGTGTAGTCAAGCACGACCATCTCCGGGATGATGTACTTGCCACGACCTGCACGGCGGTTCTTGGGCTGCACCAGCCAAGCCGGCAGAACGGAGTAGGATTCCTGACCGTACTCCATGCAGACGGCGAGTGCATCCAAGCATTGGGTGCGAGTGTAGACGGCCTCCCCGATGGTCTGCGGAACGCCGTGCATAGCGGCGAGGGTTTCTAGGAACTTCTTCTTGCGGTTGTCGATGTTGCTGTTCATACGAGAAGTATACCACAAGTTTGGGAGTGTGGGAAATATTGTGGGCAAATATTTCCAATATTTTTTTCAGGTCCGATAACCGGTCCGGTCCACTACTATCATAATAATATACACAATCCTCAGAAATTGCTTAAAGGGCAATTTCTGATAGTAGCTCAAAGAAACAACCCCCGCTTGCGCGGGGGTTGGTATGAAAGGGAGTTTATCTCCCCGGCATCTCACCGGGTACTTACACTCCCGTATTGTAGTAGTTCTTCTCGGTCTTGGACTCGCTGACCCTGCACATCTTCTCAAGGGCCACGATGCGCTGCCACATCTTCTCGTTCTCGCTGTAGAGATCCTTGACCATTTCGTCTTGATGACGAATGATGTTGTTCAACTTCTCGTTCAGTCGAACGCGGAAGTAGGCGATGGCGAAGTAGGCGGCACCTGCGAGGGTGATGACGGTAACGAGCGTGTTGAGATCAATGTTCATGTCTTTAGTATACCTCGGGTTTGGGGGAAGTCAAGTGTCGGACGGAAAAAAAGTTTCTGCGTAAATGTCGTCTGCCGTGGTGATGCACAGTTCCTTCTTCAAGGTGGCGAGTACTTCGATGAGTGCATCGCTGCACACCACGTACTCCTCCTCCGTGAGTTCAGAGAGCGGGCAGTCCATGAGACAGATCACATTCTCTATCTCACTCAAGGATTTTCTAATTACTTTGTCGTTCATAATAGAAGGGGCGGGAGTTGCACCCACATATTCACGCTTATAAGGCATGCGCTCTAACTACGATTCAGCCACCCTTCTGTGGTGGAGCCTTTTTACGGATGCTTCCTTGTCCGTGCAACCGTAGGTTGCCTCTATACGGTTATTGTAGTTACCGCCAAACTCTCTAATAATATAATCTCTTCTTGCAAGCACATCCCGAAAAGTAGAGACTGCTGTAGTGGCGCAACTCGGATTCAAGATGACGAATCTTGTTGTCCTTGCTCAAGAGTTTCCACTTGGTGTCATACAAGTGAATCACGTAGAGCAAGAACACCACGACGAATCCGACTGTGGAAAGTCCAAGCAAAATGTTGAGATTGTGTGGGGTCACTTGCCGTCCTCCTGTGGAAAGCAGTCCCAACCGTGGTTCTTCGCAATATCAAACGCATCAGGTTGCACATCGCGGGATACCCGCCCGCAATACATCCGCCTCGCCTCGTCGCGCTCGGCGGTGATGGTTGCGTTCTCCTGCCGCAGTCGCTTGTTTTCCTGCCATGCCTTTTCGAGCATCGAAACTGCCTCGGTCGGAGTCATCTCTACGATCACTTCTCCTTCGCACCCCATCAACGTAACGGGGCAGGAAGCATCAATCGTCTTTGGTTTCTTCTTGCTCACTTGCCGTCCTCCTGTGGAAAGCAATCCCAACCGTGATTCTTCGCAATATCAAACGCATCAAGCGGCACATCGCGGGAAACCCGTCCGCAATACATCCGCCTCGCCTCGTCGCGCTCGGCAATGAGCCCAAGCACTACGCCTTCAAGGCGAACGATCTCGTCAGCAGCCTCGTCCATCAGGCACGGAGCAAGGCACTCGCGGTTTGTCCGGAGTCTGTTGACGATGTCCCTCATGCCGGATCCTCCGCCGTCCGGTGGATGCCGTCCTGCACGAAGCGGGGAACCAGACGCTCACGGCGGCGGTGGTAGTAGTCCGTGTCGAAGCCGTCCCCGAGCCGAGCAAGCCGGCGGCGGAGGTCCCGGGCCCGTTCGTCGAGATCCCAATACGAACGCCACTTGGCCGCCACAAGGTCGCGCATGGAGTCAGCCTCCTGCTTCACCAACTCCATCGACCTCTTGATGGACTCGAGTTCCGCCCGGAGTGACTGCAACTCGTCAGGGTTAGACATCGGAAACCCCCTGCTCCGAGGCGTGTTCCACCGCGTCGCACATTGCCCTCAGGAGGCGAACCGGGATGTTCATGGAGAACACCTCGTTCTTGTTCACGTCCTGGTTCCGGTCGGTGAAGTACAGGTTCGCCACCTCGTCCCCGAGGTTGATCTCGACGCGCAGGGACATGCGGCAGTCCTCAAGCCGCTTGTCCTCGATGAACGTCGTGACCTCATGCGGGGCGAAGTTGAACGTGATCCAGCTGTCGGAGACGGTCTTCACTTGGATCCCTTCTTCGCGCTCCGCTTCGGAGCCTTGATCTCACGCGACTTCGCAGGCGAACCGACACCGTTAGACAGCCGCGACTGCGGCTTGCGCTTTGCCATTGACTTCCTTCTGTGGCTTCCACCACTTGATCTTGCCGGTCTTCCTGGCGTAGTCCCCCCGGCGAAGGATGTACGCCATACGAGCCTGAGTCAGGGCGTAGGACTCGCTGAGTCCCGCCTTGACGTAGGTTTCCACGACGGCAGGCCACCCGCCGTCAACGATCTTCTCGGCACGGGCAGGGCCGATGCCGGGGCACCCCGGGTATCCATCGACGCGGTCGCCCGTGAGCGTCTGGATGAGGTGGTTCCGGTCGGCCTCCTCTCGGCTCACCTCGATGATCCCGGCGTCCGGGTTGTTCGGGTTGAACCAGCGACCCGGGATCGTCTTCATGTCCTTGTCGGCGGACACGATCACCACGTCCTTGCGGGGGTCCGTGGCGAGGATGCCCATCACGTCGTCCGCCTCGAGGAACTTCCATTGGACGCAGGGCCAAGCCTCTCGGATGTAGTCGCGCAGGGCGGAGAACGCCACGGGCTTCCGCTGGTCCTTCCGGTTCGCCTTGTACTCGGGGTACAGGAGCTTGCGGAAGTTGGCCTGGTCGCTGAAGCACACCGTGTAGGACGACCCGTTGAGCCGCTCGACGAACTCGACGATGTCGATGTCCACCCGGCTCCGTGCCTCGGAGAGGTCGGAGTGCAGCGTCCAGAAGTCGTCCCCCCAATGGATCGGCTTCTCCACCGCCGCCGATGCCGTGTAGCAGAGGATGTCCCCGTCGATGACGATGTGCGTCTTGCCGCTCATTCGCCCCCGACCTCCTTTGACCCGTTGACGGTGTCCATCACCCGGGTCTTGAGCATCTCGGCGAGGCCGATCACCTCGAGCGAGTTGCCCTTGAACTCCGTCATCAGCGCGTAGGAGTTCTTGCTGCGGTCCTGGAAGGCGATGAACACGAATGCGTCCACGCGGTTGCCGATCTCGTCGAGCAGCTCGGTGGTGGTGATGGTGCTGAGGTCGTTCATTCTGGGGTGCTCCCGTAATCGACCCGCTTGAGTGCCTTCAGGCGGGATATGAGTTCCTTGCGCTGCTGCGAACCGGCAGGCCAGACGCGGATCTGCGACATCAGGTCCGCCTGGATCCGCTTCTCGACGAGGTACGGCGAAACCATCCTCGCAACGTCGATGGCGCGGTCTCCGCAGACCCTCCACTCCCATGCAGTCCTCGACCTGTCGCGCCGGGACTTGAGGGAGATGCGACCGCCCCACTCCCTGCGGAGTGCCGCGAGGACGTATGGGAAGGTGTTGCTGACCGAGACCGCCGGAGTCGATCCATGCCAGACCGTGAAGCATCCCTCGCCATCGAGATAGCCAGCCAGATAAGCAATCCAGAGGCTCCTCTCAATGTGTCTCGGCCCATGTAGACCCGGAACGGAACTCTCCGTCGAGGGGGCATCGGAATCCGAGGGCCGATCCTGCCGCGGTGATTGCGGCGACCGCACCGTGTCCAACACGCTCCTCCAGTCCCGGCCTGCACTCGATCTGGAATTCATCATGGATCCACCCGATGACTGCGTAGTCCTTGCCCCACTCAAGGCCGTCCAAGGCCATCCCCTCGACGAAGCCGACGAGGGCAACCTTCATCACCACGGCTCCCGCAGACTGGAGCAGGGTGTTCAGGGCTGAGTGCTGTGAACGGATCGGGAGACGGCGGCCGTCGAGGCCGACCAGGTACCCCCGCTTGGATGCCGAGACCACCGCCTCCTTGAGCATCTTGTAGGCGGGGACCTTCTTCTCGAACGATGCCCGGAGACGCTTGCCGTCCTTGGCATCCCCCTCGACCACGCTGCCGAGCTTCATGTCGCCGGCACCGTAGATCATGGCGTAGATCAGGGTCTTGCTCTGGTTGCGTCGGGACTCATGCCCGGAGTCGTGCTTGTTGCGCTTCGTCCCGGACGGAACGAGCCCGAACGCGATGGCGTTCTCCCAATGCACGTCCCCGCTCACCACGGCCTTGCCGTAGGAGCCGCCGTCATACGAGGTCAGGTAGTGGGACAGGCACCGCAGCTCGAGCCCGGATGCGTCCGCACCGACCAGAGACCACCCCGACCGGGGGCGGAACAGGCTCCGGCACTCCTTGCCGTATGGGCTGCGAGAGGCAGGAACCTGTGCCATGTTGGGTCGGGCGTGGGATGCCCTGCCCGTGATCGTCCCGCCCGGGTTGATGCGGCCGTGGATCTTGCCACACTTGGCAAGCTTGATCCACGCCTCCTCGCCCTCGGCAACCTGACCGAGACGCTTGACCACTAGGAGGTACTCCGTGAGGAGCTCCGCCTCCGGGTACTTCAGCTCCGAGAGGATCTCCTCGTCGATCCTCGGCTGACCCGAGGGAGTGACGAGGGAGGGACGCCAGCCGTAGAGCTCGTTCAGGCCACGGGCGATGTCGAGGCGGCTTCCCGGGTTGAACGGGATCGTCTTGGTCTTGGTCTTGAGGACTTCCTTCTTCGGCGGGAAGACCTGGACGAGCCGCTCCTTGAGCTCGAGCGGCTTCGGCAGGAGTTGCGCCGTGAGACGCTCCGCGCCTCCCATGTCGAACGTCCATCCGGCGACCTCGATGTCCCGGCAGATTCCCGCGACCGTGTGCTCGAGAGCCCAGGCGCGATCCGAGATCCCCTGCTGGACGAGGTGGTGCCACAGCTTGCGCGTGACCTCCGTGTCCTGCTCACAGTAGTCCTGCATCTCCTCAGACCACCGAGACCAGTCGGCGGTCTCCCCGAACCCGTCCTTGTGGATCCCGAGCCGGTATCCCCACGCCTTGAGCGAGTGGCTCCCGATCATCTCCTTGGGGAACTCGGGACGCTTGTAGTCGTCGTTGCGGATGTCCGGGTAGCACAGGCGGGAGAGGACGAGGGTGTCCACGACCTGACCGGAGGGGACGAAGCCGACCAGCCGCTTCATCGCGGGAAGGTCGAAGGTGATGAGGTTGTGCCCGATGATCGTCGGGGCCGGCCGCAGGATGCGGAGGGACTCCCCGTGACCGATGCCCTCATACGTCGATGACAGCACGTTGGCGGTCACGGCATCGCGGACCACGATGGAGTGGATCTTCGCGTAGCCGTCGAGGGCGTCCGTCTCGATGTCGAGGATGACGGGGTTCACAGGAACCTCGCCATGCGCTCGGCGATCCACCGTGCGACCGTGACGGTCACCGCATTACCCATCTGCTTGTAGCGATGGGAGTCAGCCTGACCGTCGTTCCAGTCCGGCGGGAACCCCTGGAGAACGCAGCACTCGTCAGGCGTCAGCCTCCGGACAATCGTTGCCGTGGCGACCCCGTGAACGTCCGTCCGCGTCAGCGTGTACATGACTCCATCGGTAGATGCACCGACTCCCTGCGGTCCTCCTGCGTCCCTGCCAATCAGGTTTCCCTGAATGGCCACGCTCTGTGCCCCGGTAGTGTCGATGGTGTAGGACGGATCGCCGGCGATCCCGATTCCAAGACCGTTCTGCCGCTTCTCAATCTCACGCCCGTCCTGAATCGGGATCGTTGACCGCATCGCCACCGGCGGTGGCGATGGGATCCCGACTGACGACCCGACCTTCAGAGGAGGACACACCTCCTCGTCCTGGTTCACGCCGTGAGTTCCGCCCGTGCTGTAGAAGGCGTGGGACACCGCAACCGTCGTTGCCCGGACTTCGCTGACATCGAACGTATTCAGGGTGTTCGCGTACTCGTCCGCAACCCAGGTCTCGGCATCGGACGCCGAGGTAGCCCGCGCAGACTTTCGGAAAGTCTGCGCGACCATCGGGTGATTCATCTCATGGAATCCGGAGGTCCCCTGAGACGACCGCAGCGGAACCACGTCGGTCTCCAGCGGTCCGGTTGAGTTGTTGTTCCAGGCGTACGAACGCTGCTCAAGGACCATCGGGATGTCGCAGCAGTTGTCGGCCTTGGCAGACAGGCACGGGGCTACGCTGACTTCGCGGCATGTGTCGGATTGGTCGTGCCTGCTGAAGCAAGGACGACCGCCATCAGGGCATCCTCGAGCAGCTTGGGGAGACTCTTGTTCCGCCGGGACGCGCGACGGAGGATTCCGGCTGCTGCCTTCCCCGAGAGCCAGTACTTCTTGGGCGCGTTCGCCTGCAAGATCGAGGACAAGGAACACACGGCGGCGTCGCTGGGCCACTCCGAAGTACTGACTGTCCAAGATTCGCCACGCGACGGAAACAGCACCCCACTCTTCGGCCACTTCAGAGAGCACGACTGCGAAGTCACGCCCCTGCTGGCTTGAGAGCATTCCTGGGACATTCTCGACCACCACGAAGGACGGCCTTCGGGGGAGCCCTCGGACGATGCGAACAAACTCATGGAACAGACCGCTCCTTTCGCCGGCAAGCCCCGCCCTCTTCCCGGCAACGCTGAGGTCTTGGCACGGGAACCCGCCGACGACTACATCGACGGGCTCCAGCTGCGAGGGATCGACCTTGGTGATGTCCCCGAGTTGCTTCGCGTTGGGGAAACGACGCCGGAGGACGGCCTCCGCATGACGGTCCCACTCGGACATCCAGGCGGTCTCAAACTTCCCGGTCTGCTCAAAGCCGAGGTCGAATCCACCGACCCCCGCGAACAGGCTTCCTACCTTCCACTTGGACATCCGTGTGCCTTTCTCGTTTTCGGAATCATTCCGACTTCGTGACATACTAGAAACAACCCTTGCCCATGCAACGGTCAGAAAGGAATGTCTGCATCTTTTTCTTTCAGCTCGTCCGCGGGATCGAACATCGGGCACTCGCTCATGCGCCCGGTCTCCTTGACGTACTCGAGCGCGAGGCACGGTCCCGTCTCGCCGGTGTAGCGGCACTTCAGAACGCGAACCCGAGTCTGGTTCCTGTTCTCTCCCTGCTGATTCCGCTCGAGCGCGATCACCGCATCGGACAGCTGCGCGATGCCCTGGCTCGACCGGAGGTGGCTCAGGCTCACCTCGCCGCCCTCCTCATGGCTGCGACCGTCAACGCGCTTGAGGTGGCAGACCATGAACAGGGTGATCTGCGTCTCCTCGACCAAGGTGCGGAGCTTGGTCACCAGCGCGTCGAGCATCCTGCGCTCGTCCCCGTGCCCGTCGTTCAGTCCGCTCACCGCGATGGAGATGTGGTCGAGGAACACGGCCTTGCAGCCGAGACCCTTGCCCATGTAGCGGATGCGGTCGAGGAGGTTCTGCCCCTCGGTTGAGCCGAAGTGGTCGTAGAGGTAGACGCGGTTCGACCCGAACACGCGGTCGAAGGAGTCCTTGAGCTCGTCCTTGTTGGCACCGAGGTGAAGCCGGCGGTTCGCCTCAAGGCTCATCAGGCCGATGGCGGTACGGGCTACGGATTCCTCAAGGGCGATGTAGCCGACGGGGGTGCCGCTCTTGATGAGGTGGTAGGCGAGCTCACGGCAGAACTGGCTCTTGCCTACGCCCGTGCCTGCGGTCACCGTGACGAGCTCACCGGGCCGGATGCCGTGCAGCATCCCGGTCAGCGGACTCCAGGGATAGGCGATCCCCGGCGAGGCGTCGAAGGACTCGATGCGCTCCCAAATGTCCTGAGCTGCCACGATGCCGTCCGGTCGGTACGCCGGGGCATTCCACATGGCGTTGACCAGGTCCTTTGCCTTGCCGTTTCGGATGCAGTCGTTGGCATCCTTCAGCGGGAGGTTAGCGATGAACGCCTTCCCGGGGCTCAGGACACGGGCGCACTCCTTCGCCGCCTTCTGACCGGGCTCGTCCATGTCGAACGCGAAGACCACCCGGTCGAATCCCTCAAGCCAGTCGAGGGATTTGGCGACGGCCTTCGGGGCAGACTGCGCTCCGTTCGGGACGCTGACCACGGGCCACTTGTGCTCCTGCACCTGGCTGAGACTCATCGCGTCGATCTCGCCCTCGGTCACGACGACCATGCGCCCCTGCCCTGAGAAGCGGTGCTGACCGAACAGCACCATGCGCGAGGCATCCCCGAGGATCCTGAACTGCTTGTCGGCGGTCCGCACCTTCTGCGCCACCACCTCACCGGATGCGTCCCGGTACAGGGCGACCTGAACCGGCTGGCCGTGGTGCTCCCCAATGCCGTAGTTCCAGAGACGGCACGTCTCCTCCGTCAGCCCACGCTTCTCGAGCGCGGCGTACTCGACCTCGATCATTCCTTCGATCCTTCCTACTTTCTGCGGATGGGCGAGGTCATCGCCCGTTCCTCGTTCCCTGTGCTGGCAACCGAAGCACCACCCGTGCCCGTCCGAATACCGGGCGAGGTTGTTCCTGCTCCCGCACGACGGGCACGACTCATGCCTGACGAACACCGACTCGCTCACGGCATCACCACGGCAACCCGGTCACCCACGGCCCACACGGCGTTCACCGTGCAGCCGATGTGCTTGAGGAGATGCACGGCATCGGTGCGCTCGATGGGGAGCCACCGCTCCTCCACCTTCGATCCGGAGCCAGGGCGTCCTGCCTTGGTCTTCCGGATCGTCACCCCCGCGTCGTATGGGTGATCCGCCTCCTTCATGTAGAAGGACACCGTGATGAGCTGTCCCTGCCCATCGAACTTGATGCTCATGTCATGCCTCCAAGGCGTAGCAACTGGACACGGCAGGCTTACTCAAAGGCCAGTTGACGAACAGGCTGCGGCTCCCGCCGATCTGCCGGTTGATGAAGGAGGCGACCTGGAGCCCCTCCTCCTTGGTCAGGGTGAACATGAAGTCGCCGAAGGAGATCACGAGCTCTCTCTCGGGGGTCACCTTGAAGCTCGGCTTGTCACCGCTGCTCGGGATCAGCGACGGGTTGTTCACGATCTTGTACGTCATGGAGTTCCTTGATGAACCTCATGGTGTCGTCGAGGCGGAGCATCAGCAGCCACTCGCCCCGGTCCCTCCGCATGAGCACGGCGGGAACCTTGTCCTTGCAGTCACGGATCGCCTGTTCGATGAAGTCGTAGACGGAGATCGCCTTGCGGAGCTTCACCTCGAAGTGGATGTTGCCGGTGCCGCCGAGATCCGCGGAGAGGGAGCCTGACGACTGCGCTGCCCTATACGCGCCTCGAACGCCGAGGACGGTCCGTATGGCATCACGGGCATCGCGTTCGCCACGCTTCCCTCTCTCGCGGTTGTTCGGCATTAGTCCGTGCAGGCACCGCAAGCGATGCCCTCCGAGTCGGGGCCGCTGAACAACACGCCCTGAATTGAAACTTGCTGGATCATCTGCTTGTATGTCGGAATGTCCTTCCTGAACTTTGCGCCGATCTTGTCCTCCATCTCCGCCCACCAGCGCATACGTTCCTCATCCTGCGCCACCAACTTCTCAAGGGTCTTTCTGCTCTTGAGGAAACAGCCAAAGCAGTTGCCTGCCGAGTTGTCGCCCGGAGGGAACCCGAGGTCGAAACTGCAAGAGGCCCAGAAGTCGTTCACGACTTCCGCGGTGACCCCTGAACGCGCAAGCGGACAAACCTTGACCTCGTCGCCGTGGTCTTTGATCTTGGCAACACGGCGCGGCTCGTCTGCGCGAATCCCGACTGCGGTGGTCCAAGCGTCCCAGCCGAGAATCGTCTTAGCGAAACGACGAACGGCAAGTACCTTCAGTTCACTCGTACAGAACCGAGTGATTGGGTTTGGTAGATACCGCTTCTTTGAGATCAGCGAAGCAAACACCTCGCCGTTCCTGTCTGCCGTCGCCGGGGACACAAGCCGAACAAACGGCTTTTCCGCCTGCCACTCAACCCAATCGACGTTGCATCCCCACTCTTTCGAGACCTTCTCGACGAAGTCGTAGGTAGCCGGATGCTCCCTACCGGTGTTGCAAAACACGACCCGGACGTCTTCCGGAAGAGATCCGCCGTGCTCCAGAAGAATCCTCCAGAGCATGTATCCGCTGGTCCTCCCGCCGCTGAAGGAAACGATTGCGGGGCCTGGGATTCGGAAATGATTCATCAGAAGTCCGTCGCCTTCTTCTTGTCGCCCTTTGCGACGGGCTTCGGGTCATCCTCAAAGTTGTCGAACGTCTCCGCGACGAACCCAGTCTCCTCGGCACCGAAGCCGAAGTCCTCGGCGCGGCCGGCGGCAGGCTCACGGAGCTCGATGATCTGAACGCCGCGGAGGCGGAGGCTGATTCCCGCGCCGGTCGCCGGGACGTTGTAGGGGGCGATCTCGAGGGCGACTCGGGCACGGGTCCCGCTGCCGATGCGGATGCCGTCGGTGGGCATCTTCTGACCGCGCGAGTCGAACAGCGCGGGACGCTGAGTCCACGACTTGCCGCTCTTGGTCTCGACACGGGCGGGGAGCTTGGCCTTGATGACCAGGTTTCCGCTCTCGTCACGCTCGAACGGCTCCGATGCGGCGACCTTGACCTTCTTGCCGCCGCTCTCCTTCGTGAAGTTGTCGAGCGCGGACTTCTTGGCGGACGCGAGGATCTCCTCGAAGTCGTCCGCGGCCTCCCCGGCGGGGATCACGATGTTGGTCTTGTACAGTCCCTCGGGGTTGAACCGGGTATCCGGCTCGATCAGCGAGGGGTACTGGAGGGTTCCGACCGGACTGGTCACGTTCTGGTTCGCCTTCTTCATCGGTAGTTCTCCTTGTCCTTGATTGTATCGAAATGGGAACAGTATGCTAGTCGTTACATTGTTCACGAAAAGAAATACTTGCTCTGCCTGATGACGCCGATGTCCAGGTTCCCGTATGCCGGCGGAGGCGGGAGCTTCACGCCGACCGGGAGCTGCGACTCGATCTGCCTCACCCAATCCCCGAGCGGATCGCCGGAGAACGTGGACACCCACGCCTCGCGCAGCTCGGCCGCGAGGACGGGTTGGAACGCCGCGTGGACGAGGTACGAGTCGTGGACGAATGCCGTGTCCGGGACCTTCTTCGCGTGGAGTCGCCGAGCCGTCTCACGTGCTGCGGTCGCGTCGAGGGAATGGACGAGGTTTGGGACGAGCCCGGAGATGTGCTTGCGGCGGTTGATCTTGGCGGTCTTGTTGCGGATCTGCCAGATGTGCGCCTCCCGGCCGAGGGTCGTGCGGACGCGGCTCGGGTCGTAGGTGTAGTACGACTGCTGAACCGTGAACCCGTCCGGGGTCACCCACATGGGATGGATGCCGTGGGACGTAATGATCCTGCCGGCGGCACGGGCCCACGCGAGGAACTCGCTGCCCTTCACGACGATCTCCCCGATGCTCGGCCACACCTTCCGGATGAGGAAGCCGCAGGGACGCGCCGGGTCGGGCCACGGGCCGTCGCGGTGCATCTCCGTGTACGCCTCCTTGAGGTACATCATCGCGGAGCGGGGCGTGATGCTGTAGGGCAGGCACATGACGGGACGCTTGACCATCCCCCGGGATACCCCGAGTGCCTGCCACTCCGCCGCGTAGGTCTCCCCTCGGCGAACCGCCTCCTCGATCCGAACCATCGTCCGGTCGGCGACGGCCTGATAGATGTCCGAGGGCTTGTTGCTCGGGATGATGTTCACGGATGCCGCGCCGACCTCGTCGCGGAGCAGCAGCGAAAGCACCTGGATCCCGTTGCAGGATCCGTCCACGGCGACCATGAGGTGAGACGGCTTCCCCTCCCGGACGTTCTTGACGTCGAGGCACCACGCGAGGTACGAGAAGGGTTCGTCCGCCTTGCCCCAGAGTGAGGCGGTACCGGCGGGGTCCCGGGCAATCGCGTCAGCCTCGCCCGAGCGGATCAAGGCGGCGGCGGCATTGGCCCGTTCCTCGAGGGTGCCCTTCTTGCCGAGCACCGTTGCCCCGTGGCGGAGCCATGCCTGGATCGCCTCCCCCTGCTTCGGGATGACGTGCCCGAGGCCGAACTCGACGAGGCCCCGCTGAAGGTCGCTGCCCTGGTGGGACAGTCCCGTGGCCTGACAGTAGAACCGCCCCCGGAAGTCGAGCGCAGCCGCGTGGAAGAACCGGAGGTCCTTCTCCTCGGCGAATCGACGGGCAAGGTTCAACGTCTGGAGCACCCCGATGCGGCGGGAGTTGATCCGCCGGTTGTACTCGGCGACCCGGGAGGCGTCGAGGAAGTAGAGCCGGGTGGTCCGGATCTGCTCGTCGGTCCTGAGCTTGAAGTCCGTCTTCAGGCTCGGCGGGGCGACCGGCATGGGAAGCTCGTCGTGGACATCGAGGTCACCGATGGGGATCCGACGCTCGAACACCTGGAGGGCGGCGGCAAGGACCCCGGCGTTCACCCGGAAGGGGGTGTGCTGGATGAGGTTGATCGACTCGTAGACGAGCGGCATCGCCTCCTTCGTGTGGGATTCCTTGGCAACCTTGGTGGATCCCCGGACGAGGCAGTCCCCGACGCCCTGCTCGTACCCGCCGTCGTCGGGGTTCACCCACTTGCGGGGAGGGACCACCATCGGGAGCTTGATCGGGTGGAGCATCTCCGCGTGGCTCATCGCCTTGTGAATGTAGTCCCAGGCGTCCTTGGTCAGGACGAGGGTGGACACGGAGGACCGGGCGGACCGCTTGAAGGTGATGCGCTCAAGCAGCCCCGTGGCCTCGATGGCAGTCATGGCGAGGACGTACCCGGCCTTGAGGCACTCCTCGTCGCTCCAAGCGAACTGGTCCACCAGCTCCGGGACCGTCTTCTGCATCATCTCCTTGATGTTCCGGAGCTTGCGCGAGTCGGAGCGACCGGCGACGAAGTCCTTGAACCGGAGGAAGCGGTCCTTGTCGGTGTCCTTGAGGGCCTTCACGATGGCCTCCTGCTGAACCGAACGGGCGGCCTCGATGCAGGCCCGGGTGAACGTCTTGCCCTTCGAGGATCCGTCGAGGAGGGACTGGAACGCCATCATGGCGATGACCGTCGGCTCGAGCCCGAGAGTCGCAAGGAGCCGAGCCCCGATCCCGGTGTCCTTCTCCATCGTCTCGGACAGCAGCCCCGAGTACGGCAGGATGGCCGACTGCGTCATCCGTGCCCCCCAGTTGGTTGTCGATTCGTGACCCTTGTCCATCGCAAGACGGATCTGACGGTAGTACTTCCGCTTGCCCCGCTCGACGCCCTCGAGGTCGAGCTCCCTCTGGCTGATCTTCGCCATGATCCTTGTCCTTGGGTCGTCCTTGACCCGGTTGAGTTGTGTCACGCCATCACGACCGACCACGATTCCTGACACACACCTGTGTCAGAATTGAGCCTCACACTTGCGACCGTCCGCATTTCGACACATTGACACACGTGCCGATTTCCACAAGACACAGCCGAATGCACCGCATCCGATGCAACTGTTCCACTTTGGAAACAGTCAGCACATTGGAACCTAAATCTGATGCGTCTGCCAATTTCGCCACGCCCGCAGTTTGGAAGCAGTTATTATTAGTCACGATGCTCGGTTCTGTGTCATTTTGACACAACTTGTGTCACGTCCGTCGCACAGGAGTTTATGTCTTGTGCAGTCGTCGAGGCGTGTCACAATGTCCGATAGCGAGTTCGGTGCCAAGTGGGCATAAATCATCGTCGTCGAGATCGACTTGTGCCCCATCCAGGTCTTCACCCGCATGATGTCCACCCCCATCGTCACCAGCCGGGAGGCACAGGTATGGCGGAGGGAATGGAAGACCACCGAGTCGTCGGCGATGCCGGCGGACAGCACGGCCGCCTTGTACTTGCGGCTGCACTCGAACCTGTCCATCCGGGCGAACGGACCCTCCCGGTCCCTGGGCATCGAGGAGAGGATCTCCCGGCTCCTGGAGGTCAGCGGCACCGTGCGCGGGTTGCCGTTCTTGGACTTCTCCACCGTCACCGAGTCCGGGCGCACGTTCCTCCACTTGAGGTTGAGGAGCTCACCGAGGCGTAGCCCCGTGTCCGCGGCGACCACCGCGAGGCCCCACTCCCGGGTGCCGCGGAGCCGCTCGAGGATCTCCTCCTCCTCGTCGTGCGTGAGGTAGCGGCGTTCCCGCTTGCGCTCCTTGCCGAACGGGATCTTCGGCTTCTCCTTCATCCACCCGAGGCTGACCGCCGTGGTGAACATGGAGCTCAACGCGGCAAGCCGGCGGTTCACCGTGGACTGCGAGAGGGATCGCGCCTTGAGGTCGGAGATCCAGGACGCGATGCGCCCGAAGTCGATCTCGTCGATCAGCGAGTCCGCCCCGAGCTCCTGGACGACCTTGTTACCGAGGTCGGACATCGCCGTGCTCCAGCACGACGACCACCGCGTCTCATGCGTCACCCGGTAGAGCTCAAGGAGCGTTCGCCCCGACTGCGTGGTCCCCGGTGCAGACGGCCTCGTCTGCGGCGCGATGCCCTTGGCAATCGCAAGCTCGGCCTCGGCGGCCCAGACCCGGGCCTCCTGCTCCGTCCTGAACGAGAGGCGGATCCTCTTCTTGCCGTGCTGGACGCTTGCCTGCCACGACCCGCCTCGCTTGGTGATCTTCATCCGCTACTTCCTTTCTATGGCCGCGACGATCTGCTCGTACACGGTCTTCCCCTTCGCCGTCAGGTAGAGGTCAAGGCACCGCCGGTTGTCGGCGTTCTCCTCCGAGCGGATGAGGCCGTACCCCGCCCTCTTGTCCGAGGTCGTCTTGATGACGTGACTCGAGAGGTAGACGTGGATCCTCGAGATGGTCGCCCTCGAGGTCCCGAACATCTCCTGAAGCTGCGCCATCGGGCAGGGCTTGGGATGCCGCGAGGCAATCTCCAGGAACACCGCCGCATAGAGAACCTGTATCTCCGGATCCACGGTTCGGAGAATCCTCATCGCGTCCAGCAGTCGTGTCGTTGCGCTTCGCATGGAAACGATTGTAAAGCCGTGACAGTCGCAAGTCGATGCAGAAATCCCACTTGCGGCAGAAGTTGAGGTAAACAACCCCGCCCGAGTACCATTCGATTTCGGAATGTATCCACTTACGGGACGCTGACGTGATGAGGAAGCGCATCAGTACACCTGGGCAACGATTGCCCGATTAGAGAATCGAACAGACACCCGGACGCACGACTCGCAGACGAGCAGGGCCACCTTGGTCAACCCAGGCTTACCCATGTCGATGATCCGGGACTCCCACGAACTTCCGAGGATCGACCGCAGCCGGTCTCCGGAGAGACTGACGGTCTTCGCCTCGGGGAATGCCAACAGCTCCTTGACGATGGCCCTCTCGAGCCTCCGTTCCGCGCTAGCATACCCTAACATCTGCCGAACGGAAGGCCATTTCCAGGAACCGTCGGAGAGATTCTGACGCTCCGGGTCGATCCCATAATCGCTGGTCAGACGGGCTACGCGACGGCTCATGCCCCCATCTCCCTGCACTCGTACTCGCCCACCTGACGCTGGAGGACCACGTTCCGCTCACGCGCTGAAGCAAGGGCTTCAGCAAGGCGGACGAGAAGATCCGCCGCCTTCGACAGCATGAGGGAATCCGGGGTGCACTCCTGCTGCTGCGCCTCCGCCCTGGCTCGGGCACGGAGGTACTCCACGGCCACCCTGACCTCAATCTCCGGGACTCGCATCCTTGCGTTCCTCCTTGAGCCTCTTCAGTTCGTCGTTGACGGCAATCAAGGCAAGGCCCACCGCCTTGAGCTGCCGTTCCAGTTCCTCGATCCGAGCCTTCAGCACCGCACGGCTCTCGTAAACGCCGGTAGTCGTCATCTTCGGGGAATTGTCCCGCTATCGGGATGGTCGTCAAGTGGGAATATCGGGAGATTTCCGGAAATGATCGGAATAACCGAGACGGAAGCGCGGGGCTCCCGGGAAATGAAAGCCCCTCGACCGGGGCGTAATCCCGGGAGGGGCCGAAAGTAGGAACTGGAATTCTATCGCCGTGCGTTGGCGATGCTAGATCACAGCCGTCAGGGATCCGTATGCCGCCGGTTCAGCAGCTTCCCGATGACCGCGCCCAGGACGAGCAGCGCGAGGGGAATGGACGCGATGAGGAGGACGAGATGCATGGGATTCGCCTTTCATTCAGGACGCAAACAGGCGTTCATCCGATGCGTGGAGCTGCCAAAACTCCCCCATCTCGTCCTCGCCGCGCGATCCGTCGCCGTCAATGGTCGCCCATGCGTCTCCCTGGCGGTGACCGATTTGGACGGAAACTCGGGCGGACGGATAGCGACCCTCAAAATGACGCCGCACGGCGGCCACCAGCCGGGTTTCGTCGTAACGGTCGCCGTTGTCAAACTCCAAAGCGGTAGGGCAAATGCTGATGTCGATAGTTGTCATGGCTGTTCCTAAATGATCGGTGGTGATTCGGAAGACTCAATGAAGAGGACGTGGATCACTTGGTCGCCGGGGGTAGGTTCAGGGAATCGTTGAGATGCGCCAGGAACGTCTGGATCCGCTCCCCCTGGAGCATCATCCGACGGCATTCCCTCCGGGTATCGGGATCGTTCCCGCCGTCCGAGGAAATCATATCGAGCTGCTGGCAACCGTCGGCCATCACGGCGATCATCGTATGCAGCTCGGCGCGGTCCATAGTGACCGTCACGGTAGTGGAAGTCGATCCGACGTACTTCACGACGCACCCCCTTCCTCTTCGAGCTCCGCCTGGTGGTGAGCCTCGGCCCGACGGACGGAATCCAGCACGGCTTCGCGCCCGAGCAAATGCATGGCATCGGCAAGTAGGTCCGCCAGGGCAGTAGCCCCCGGGTCACACTCGGATTCCTCGGCGCATCTGTTCAGCACGGCATCGGCACGTGCGGCGCGTTCTCTGTTTCTCATCACTTCCTACTTTCCTATACGGGAATACTGCCCATCGTCAGCGGCGGGAATGACGCTCCCGCCGGACGGCCCCGGGATCCTCGGGGGAACCCAGGGACCGTTTCGGGCGGCGATCAGGTGAGCCCGTGCCTGGGCATCCTCCGGACGATCACGGCATCCTCATCGTGCAGCTCGTCGTGCGCGTTCCATGCGAGGATCCAAATGAACCGGCATCGGTTCGCGTCATCGTCCCGTAGATCGTCCGCGGACCATCCGCCGGTTTCCTTGAGCTCGGCGCGGATGGAATCGGGATCCGCCAGGGAATCCCATTCGATCCGGGAAGACCAGTAGGAAACCGCGTCATCGTTCCGGCCGGGGCGACAGATATCCCGGACGCATTCCTCGGGGATTTCATAGAAAGACGAGCACGTGAAGACGGAGACGGTTCTCATCGGGAACCTCCCTTCCGAGCTTCGGCCGCGCGGATGATCCGAACCGCGTTCGCGCATCGGCGGGAAGCCTCATCCTTTGTCCCGGAATCCATACCCTTCATCACCGGCATGAGGAGACCGACGGCATCCTCGGGAGCCTTACTACCGCTCATCGGAATCACTACCATCGGTCGAGTCCCTTCCGGATCGACGATGACGGAAACCGCGTTCCCGGATCCCAGGGCTTCCGCGAGACGGGCGAGAAGCTCGGGATTCAGGGTGACGCAGATACCCTTCCGAATTTGCTGCTCCGCCGGGATCACGTCCGCGCACGGCGGGAACGAACCGAAATCCTCAATGGGGAATTCCGACGATCCCTTCGCTCCCTCGACCCGAGCGGTGCCGTTCATATAGACGGCGGAATCGGTGCGGCCCCGCTTCGTCGCGGCCTGCATAGCCTCAAACGGAATGAGACGCACCGCACCGGCATCGTCTCCGCGAACCCCCGGATCCGTCGGGTTCGGGAATTGGAACGGCACGACGGCCAGCATCCGCCCGTCGGTAGCGACCAGGGCGGCATCACCATCGGCGGGAATGAATGCCGCCGTGGATCGGAGCGCGAATCGCTTCGACTCGGCGGAAGCTGCGCGGTGCACGGGCGCGGGGACGGGGATTCGGACCGGGTTCTCTGAATGCATACCTACCTACTTTCAATCCTGGGAATTCTGCCCATCGTCAGTACCCCGAATTACGCTCGGGGTAGACCGGCGAACGTCGCGCCGGTTTCGGGCCGCGGTCAATCCAAATAGACCCCCTCACCC